ATCAATCGTGCCACCATCAGAATTGATATTGAACAGGATGCGCTGGGCATCAGAAGCCACAGCCTGGTCAATCCAATCATCCACCACTTCCACATCTGTAGCACCAATGGCTTCCAGGGGACTAAGCCCCTTGCCAATCATACCCTGGATAGGGATGATAAATGTGCTGCCCACCTGGGTAGGCTTAGGAGCATCACCAAAGAATTTGGCCAGCAGATCAGTGAAGCCCTGCTTTTGCACAATGGCCAGGTGCTGCTGTGCCACCTGGTAATCCACCAGAAAAGGCTTTTGGCCGTTAATAGCTTTAAGAAGTGAGCGCATAGGTTTTGAAATTAAGCAGGCTGCTCAGTGGGGGGCAGGCTTCCATCAGCCTGAGCCATCTGCACTTCAGCAGCTGTAGGCTTACCCTGGCCATCCTGCAGCCAATTGAAGCCAGGCTTGTAAAGCATCCACAGGGGCAAGCCTTCAGCTTCAGCCAGGTCTTTAATAAATTTAAAATCCTTGGCTCGCTTCACCATTTCAGTGCGCAGATCCAGGCCACGCTGGGCATAAAGCTCAGACATAGACAGAAGCCCCAGCTCCACATCAGCACGATCCTGGGCAGCATCTCGGCCAGCATCAATGGTCAGACGCTTGGGGGTGGTGCAGCTGACCTTCCACCAATCAGGCGCATCAGGCAGCTCACCCCTGGCAATCTTAGTGCCAATCACATACCTGTAGATAGGGATGATAAATTTCTCAATCAGGATGGTCTGCCAACGGCCAAAGGCACGATCAGCCTTAGCAGCGATCAAGCGCAGCGCAGCACCACCAGCTTCAGAAGGATTGGAAAACTCATAAGGGATTGTCCCCCTGCTGATGTCAGATTGGATGGCCTTCAGGAAGGAAACGAAATTATTGCTGGGTCGTTTGCTTTCCAGGCTGGTCAGCTGTTCCCCTGGCTCAAGCACAGCAAGCTTGCCACCTAGCTTCCTGGCCAGGGTTTCACCATTGCTGCCACTAGTGCCCATCTCATCCTTCAGCTGGCCAGAGACAAAGCCACCTTGCTTATTCAGCACCCTGGTGAAATCTGCGTCATTACGGACAGCCAGCATCTCCAGCTTCAGCAGCTCATCCTCAGATTGAATATCAGCCCAGCTATGCTGCAGCAGGGGCAAGCCTCTTGCGCCTGAAGAATAATCCTGCTCACAGATGTGCATCACAGAATTGGCAGGGATCTCCCTGCTGACCTTATTGGGCTGCAGGAAATTATAAGCCTGGATGCGGCCAAAGCTGTCAAAGCGCACCCCATCAATCATTCCATCAGGCACAGGCTGGCCTTCAGGATTACCCACCTTATGGCCTTCCACCAGCTGCACCTTGGGATTGCCAAGCTCATCAGTGGTCAGGATGCCAAAGCTGTCACCATCTCGCAGGGCTGCACGCAAGCTCAGCCTCTGGATATCTGCCCAGGAGAAACGGCCAGACAGATCCAGCTGCTTGGCAGCTTCAGCAAAAGCTTCCTCATAAATAGAAGCCTTATCCCCATCAGCACTGTGGCACTGAATGGTGATGCCATCCCCCCCGCAGACATAGGTGACATAATCCCCTAGGATCTGGCGCACCATACCACAATTGCGCTCACCATAACGCAGGCGCTTGATCATCTCCAGCCTGTCATTGGCTGTGTAATCCACAGAGAAATCTACAGCTGTGCCATAGATAGCAGCCCTATTTGTGCTGGCCTGGATGCTTGTGAATTGAGCAGATCCAGCCTGGTGCTTGGGTTTGCTCCCATCACCATTGATGATGGGCTGTGTGGTCTTGCGCTTGGCCATAAATTAATCCTGCAGATTTTGCCAATTAGACCTGATCACAGTGGTGCGCTCACCATAGGCTTCAGGATTGGCAGCAGACAAAGCAAAGCAGGCTTCATTAAAACGCTCCTTAGCAGGCATTGTGATGGCCTTGGATACAGATGTGCCACTGTCACTATAGCTTGTGGTCACTACCCCTGTGGTCAATTCAGTCAGGGCAGCATCCCTGATCTCAATCAATTTATCAGTGGCCAAGCCAATGAAGATACCAGAAGCCATTTGAAATTGCACCAAAGGTCAATTGGGGTGCTTCCTGGCCTGCCCCACACAAACAACGATCCTCAGCATCACTGCTATGCTTCAAGCCAGGAAGCACTGCACTTATCCTTCCCCTGGCTGTGCCTTTGTCAATCCACCATCAGCCTGATCCTGGGGCTGTTCCACCTCAGTTATTTCTCGGCCAATGATGCCCCAGCGCACAGCCAGGATTAAACCCATACAGGCACAATCCCAGGCGTGATTTCCAGCTGTCTTGCCAGCAGGCAAAATCCAATGTGCTTTGCCACTTCTGCTATCCTTCACCCTGACCTCAGCAGTGAGCTGAGCCACATAATCATCTGGCACATTTCTGGCATAGCTGTGCAGCCTGCGCTTCTGCAAGCCAGCCAGGAGATCCTTGGTGGCCAGATTGCTCCACACAATCATTTCACATCTGCGCTGCTGGCCTGGCACAAAGATCAGCTGCTTATCTGAGTAAAATCTTTTGGTGGTCTTAGTGCCCATATCCTGCACTGTGAATTCAGCCTGGCCACTACCCCTTAAAGCCTTCCAGCCCCTGGCTGCACATTGGGCATATACCTCTTGTGTCTGGTCTCCACAGTCCACCCCAGCCAGGGCTTTGTTCACCTGGTGCAGCTTGGCCAGATCATCCAGCTGCTGCCAGGTATCCACCTTGCCAAACCAGCGCAGCCTGCTGTGGCCTGTCTTGCTCCAGCTTCTTACCTCTGCCCAGAAATGGCCTCTCTGCACATCCACAGAAAGGGTGCGGAATGGCACTGATCCTTCAGGGATATTGCTGCTGTGGATATCCACCACCCTGGCCTCAGGGGTAATCTTAGCCTCAAGATCCCAGGCATCACCCAGAGAATAATCACCAGCCTTAGCCTGGCTGGTAATCTCGCCACCATCCTCTGACCAGGCAAGTGCCAGCCTCTTTTGTTTCCACACCCTGCGCTGGGAGTCATCCCCATACATATCTGCAGCCTCTCTAGCTTTGATGGCTCGCACAGCTTCCTTGCCCCAGGATGAATTAATCAGGCAATTCCAATGCAGGCCAACATTGCCCCAGCTGCTTCCTGTGGTGGTGGCCTTGAAGCCTGCACCCCTTTCTGGATTGTTGGCCTCAGCCCTTACCCCAGGGGTATCCTTCAGCCTCACCTGGCAATGGGCGCACTCATAAGTAGTGCCAGCTTCCACCAGCTTGGTATCCCACATACCACCCACCTTGGCCTCATCTGGATACCTCACCATTTCCCAAAGCCAGGGCTGCAGCTTATTGCAGCTGGGGCAGGCAAAGTGCCACACCCTTTGATCAGTGCTGTCATAGAGGCTGTGAAATTCATCACCCTTATTCCCAGCCTGGCCAAAGGCCAGCACTCTGCCCATCCAGCTGAAAGCCTGGGTGCGTGCAGAGGCTTCCATTATGTGCCCCCTGGGATACATCCAGGCTTCATCCATTATCACTGTGCGCAGGGATAATCTCTGCAGATTGCCTTCATTCCAAGCACCCCTGCAATACAGGGTGACACCATTGCTGAAATCAGCCACTGTGCTTTTGTCATTATCACTCTCAGCCAGGAGTGCCTTGGCTGGTGGGCACTGATTGATCAATGGGCGCACATACCTGATGAAGAAATCTTTGGCCTCAGGATCTGTAGGCTGCAGCATCATAAAAGGCGCAGGCGCATTAACGATCTGCCACAGGGCATACAATCTCTGCAGCAGGGATTTGCCTGACTGCGTAGCTGCAATGACCACACCCAGCTTTGTCTCTGGATCTGTCAGGATGCGCAGTGCCTCAGCCAGCCAGGGGGTGCGCTTCAGGCTGAGCTTTCCCCTGATCATAGAGTCAGGCACATCCATCACATTTTCCTCTACCCATTGCACCACATCACCTGTGAAGCTTGGCTTGATGGTTTGCTGGGCAGTGGCCAGCAGCCTTTCTTCCTGGCTGGTCATAGCTGCTCCTTAGCCAGATCAGTGCGCACTTCAATTGCCCACCTGGTGAGTGCCTTGATAGCTGTCTCAGGTCTGTCAGGGTTGCATCCCTCAGCACATTCCAGGGGAAGCTTATCCAGCTTCTGCACTACCTTGGCTGTCCACTTGGCAATAAAGGCTTGGGCTTCTGTCAGCTTAATCAGCTCCCTGGCCTCCACTGCCCTGGCCTTCTCTTTGTCCTGGAGAAACACCAGCCCCTTGAGGCTTTGATTGTAGGCTGTCTGGAGCTTTGCCTGGGCTGGATCATTG